TTGAGGTTAATAAAATTGAAGCAGCTCATAATAGTATGTTTGTTGCTGGCTGGCGACCTGCTATTGGTTGGATATGCGCTTTGGGCATGGCTGGCAACTTTTTAATTATACCGTTTGTGAACATGGCCCTTGAGTTATTTGAAACGGGTGTAGAGATACCATTAATAGCACTAAGTGAAATGATGCCTGTTCTAATGGGTATGTTGGGTTTAGGCGCAATGAGAACCTTTGAGAAAACTAAAGGTGTTTCAAGAGAAAAATAATGAGTATTAAGGAAACGTAATGTCTGGTATTTATAGTATTTATAATCCTAATGTTTATACAGAAGGTGCTCCTCCTCTTGCCTCTGCTATTTGGGATAACCTTTTAGACTCTATCGCCAAAGAAAGCACTGAAGGCTCTGAATCAGAAATAGCCAGCATCTTGGCTGACCAGGCTAGAGGTCAGCTAGATTTATTATATGACTCTGGATTGCCTGAAAGCGAAAAAGCAGCAGCTCTAGCGGATTATTTGCAAAGGTCTGGATTTAGTGCAGACATTGTTCCGCAACTAAGTGGTGGTCAGTTTACTAAAGAAGACGTAGTTTCAACTTTAGCCAAATATGGCTACGGTTCTAGCGGTCAACAGTTACCAAGCACAGAAGAAAGAGGGGCAATTTTAGGAGGAGATTATCCATTTGCTAATCAGGCTCTCGGAACTACAGAAGTTACTCAGGATACCGTTAATGAAATTCTTGCTGGAGCTATAGCAGCCCGTCAAGAAATTATGGGAGACACTGCTTTCCCTACAAAAGAACAAGAGTTAGCTGTACAAGCAGCGGTTGCTGATTTGTTTGCTGATGCAGGTATTGGAGTAGACCAAAGCACAATTAACCCGTACAGTTTAGAGGGAGATTCTCTTGGTCGATTTGTAGACCGCATTACAGTTGTAGATGAAACTGCTGAATCTACGGCCTCATTAAATAACGAGCTTTTAGAAGCAGATTCTGCTCTAAAAAATACTACACTATCAGACGATTCTTCAACAATTGATGGCGTAACAATTACAGGCACATCTGGTCCTATAAGCACAGCAACCGCAAGCACTGCAACAGTTGACTCTGTAGGGCTTGATGAAGAAACTTTTACCGATAACAACGGAGTAATTTGGGTTTCTAAAGGAAAACATCCTGTTTCGGGCGCGTTAATTTGGCAGGCTCAAAACCCAACAGACCAAGATATAGCTGACGCAATTGAAAACACAGGAAGCTACACATCTATTCAAGATGGAGGTCAAGGAGTTCGAATCCTCACTGCTGAAGGCGAGACACCTGTTGGAGCGATTATAGATAATACAGGCGATGCAAGCACAGCAACCACAAGCACAGCAACCACAAGCACAACAGTTGACTTATCTGGATTACTTGACGTAATTAGGCCTACATCTAGCCCTACACAAACAGCTACACCAACAAGCACTACAACTAGCACTCCTACTACAACAAGCACTACAACTAGCACTCCTACTACAACGGCTACACCTACAGTTACGTCAACGCCAACACCAACAGTTACACCAACAGTTACAAGTTCGCCAACAACAATTACTACAAGCATTCCTACTACTATAGCGACTAGCGCACCTACATCTATTCCTACTATTGGGCCTACAAGTACGCCTACAAGTACAACTACAACAACACCTACAACTACAGGAACAACTACAAGTACAACTACACCTACAGGAACAGGAACGGGCACTGGCACAGGTACAACTACACCAACAACTACAGCAACAACTACAGCAACAACTACAGCAACAACTACAGGAACTGGTACAGGAACTGGTACAGGAAGAAACGGATTGATTATTGGTTTAGCTCAACAAGCACCAATTACCGAACAAATGTTTTCAAGAGAGTTATTTGAGCCAAAGTTTACAGAGCTAGATAACGTAGCTAAGGCTTTGGGAATGCTTCAATCTATAGGAAGACGATTCTAATGACATACTTAGATTTAATTAATAGCGTTCTACGAAGATTACGAGAGGACACTGTAGATACAGCTAATGGTACTGACTATTCTCATCTTATAGGTGATTTGGTTAATGACGCTAAAAAGATTGTAGAAAACTCTTTTGACTGGACTTCTTTGCGAGACTCTATAACTATTAACACTGTAAGTGGAACAGATACCTACTCACTTACTAACAGTGGTGATTTAGCTGTAATTAAAGATGTAATGAACACTACGTCTAAAAGGTTCATGAATTTAAGAAGTAAAGAATATTTTAACAACGTAATTTACAACACCACGCCACAATCAGGCTCTCCTAATTATTTTACATTTGTAGGCACGGATGCTAATAGAGATTTAAAGGTTCAAGTCTATCCAAAGCCTGATGCGACATACGCTTTAAGGTTTGATGTTGTTAAACCACAAACTGACTTGACCACTGACTCAGATAGTTTGTTAGTACCTACTAACCCTGTAATACAACTAGCTTACGCTATGGCTTTAAGAGAAAGGGGTGAAACTGGCGGTCAAAGTGCAGCAGAACAATTTGCTGTAGCTTCTACTGCTTTATCTGATGCTATTGCCTTTGATGCTAACAGATACCCTTCTGAGTTAACTTTTCAGGTACGATAATGGCCCAGAAACTACAAAGCATAACTATTACGGCTCCAGGCTTTGCGGGTATAAACACCCAAGATGCCCCGTTAGCACAAGACCCTACCTTTGCGTCAGTTGCAGATAACTGCATTATTGACAAAGAGGGACGAGTAGCTGCGCGTAAAGGTTACGATATGGTATCTACCAATGGCCCTGCTGTACTAGGCAGCTCTGACGGTATAGAGGCTATACATCAATATAGGGATTCAGGTGGTAACACTAAAATATTCTCTGCTGGTAACAACAAGATATTTTACGGTACGTCTACTTTAACAGACGATACTCCTGGCAGTTATACAATTAGTGCCAATAACTGGAAGATAATTAACTTTAATGACCATGCTTACTTTTTTCAAAGAGCGCATGAGCCATTGTTATATACAAATTCTGTCGCTGATGTTGAAGCAATGTCTTCTCATGCTCACGCCGCAGGCACACCACCACAGGGCAATGAAGTTTTAGCCGCATTTGGTAGGTTGTTTGTTGCAGACTTTGCAACGGATAAGTCTACTATATATTGGAGCGACCTATTAAGCGGTCATGCTTGGACTGGTGGTTCTACAGGCTCTATAGACATATCTAAGGTATGGCCTAATGGATATGATGAGATTGTAGCCCTAGCAGCTCATAACGGGTTTCTCGTTATTTTTGGAAAAGACTCTATAGTTGTTTATGAGGGTGCTGACTCTCCTGCTTCCATGACTTTAGCTGATACTATATCAAATATAGGATGTGTCTCTAGGGACGCAGTTGTATCTACGGGTAAGGATTTAATCTTTTTAGACCGTTCAGGCGTAAGAAGTCTGGCAAGAACAATTCAAGAAAAGTCCTCACCCATTGGAGACATATCTAAGAATGTTAACAATGACATTAAAAATCTGACAGCCAGTGAAACGGGTAATATCTCATTACATTATTCGCCTAAAGAGGCTTTTGTCCTTGTTAATTTTCCTGTCCTTCAAACGGTGTATGTCTTTGATACTAGGTTTCCTCTCCAAGATGGTTCATACAGAGCTACCACTTGGTCTAGTATCTCGCCATTACGTTTTACTAATTTGGTGGATGACACTATTTATATTGGAAACGCAACTGGCATTGCTGAGTATGATAGCTATACAGACGGGACAGGCTCGTATCAACTAAGTTACTTCTCGCATCCTCTGGCATTTGGGGATAGCTCTATTCTTAAATTTTTAAAGAAAGTTAACTTAACTACTTTTGATGGCTCTGAAGCCACAGTTGTGTTGAACTGGGCTTACGATTATTCAAATGCTTATAAAAAACAAGCATACGTTTTACCTGCTAATAACGCAGCACAATATAATATATCTGAGTTTAACACTACGGCTGAATACTCTAGCTCATTAAGTTTAATTAACAGACAGAAAATTAATACTTCTGGCTCTGGAGCTGTTGTGTCCGTAGGAGTAGAAACAACTGTGAACGGCAAATCTATTGCTATTCAACAATTTAACATTCATGCACTACTTGGAAGGATTGTCTAATGACTGACTATACAAAGACAACAAACTTTGCTGCCAAGGATTCTCTGGTGTCAGGAAATCCTGCCAAAGTGGTAAAGGGAACCGAAGTGAACACGGAATTTGATAACATAGCAACAGCCGTATCTACTAAGGCTAATCTAGCTGCCCCAACATTTACTGGGACAACAACTGCTGCAAACCTCACGGTGTCAGGAACATTTACTGGCACTATTGATGGAGGTACTTACTAATGACACATATATTAGGTTTAGAACACAGTTTGGGTGGCGTGGCTAATCAAGCTATGGATTTTTTTGGATTAGGTTCTGGCGGTAATGGTTTTTTTGGAAGCCCTGGTGCTGGACTTATAGGAGCTATAGGTCAAGGTGTCTTAACCGAACGTGGCATTAAAGACATAGACAAAGCCCGTGAAACAGCCAACATATTTTTTGGTGGTCAGTCTCAGTTACCTACTGCCGAAGGCGGTTTACTAGGTGAAGTATCAAGGCAGTCTCAGTTTAAACCATTTACGGTTACTGGCACTAACGTCTATGGTCAACCTTCTGCTGCGAGTATATCTCAAACAGGTACTGAGTTAGCTTTAAGTCCTGAAGAAGCCGCATTGCAAAGGTCTTTAACTGGTTTTGGGCAACAGGCTTTTGATTTTTTAGGCGACCCAGCACAAAGAGAGCAAGAACAGTCTGCTTTGATAGGTATGTTGACTCAAGACCCTTCTCAAAGAGCTAGTAGAGAAGCTGACATATTCCAAAGGCTAGAGGCTATGCAAGCTCCTGAAAGAGAAAGAGCTGGCCTTCAGTTAGAAGAAAGGCTGTTTAATCAGGGTAGAGGTGGTGTTCGTACTTCTATGTTTGGAGGTACTCCTGAACAACTAGCACTTAACAAAGCTATTCAGGAACAACGCGCTGGGTCTGCTATATCTGCTATGGAACAAGCCAGGGCTGAACAAGCTCTACAGTCTCAACAGACTCTACAGGGTTTGGGTGAGTTTAGAGGCAGAATGGGTTTAGCAGGAGAGCTAGGATTAAGGGCTATACCTACAGCTT